AATGTTTTCAGTTACCCAGCGACGAGAGAAGAAGCCTTCTGTGGCTGATCCTGCGATGTCGAACTTGCTCTTCCAAAACTCAAGCTCTTGAAGCTCTGCGATTTTAGAAGGATTATTGAGACTTAGACTAAAGCTTAAAAGATCGTCGCCGCGGAACCCAAGGGTGTAAAGATGAATAATACCAATCTTAGTTAGCTCGGCAACAATAACTCGCTGCAGTCTCTGAATGGTTCTTGCGAACCTAATGTCTTTTTGTGCTAGGGTGTCCTTATCCTCTTGGGCGCCTTCTCCCATTGCCAGATAAGACTGTGGCACTTTAAGGGCAGCAAATAACTTCTCTCGGAGATATTTAATGTCGTCAATCGCAGTAATGTTCTGTGCGCCGGCGAGACTGGAGATCTCTGTTGCTGACCCGGGTCGAATTGGAATGAAGTAGTCTTCCTCGATACTCATTGGATTATAACGTAAGTCGACGCGTCCAGTATCTGCATCCATAACTTGATGGCGTTTCAGATTTGTAACAATCTTCTCCATGTATTGCTCCACCTCATTCGGCGGAACTGCTCCAACGTCAATCTTAAAAACGCGTCGTTCAGATGAACGGATAACACGGTACGCCATCATAGCGTCCTCCATCAGAGTTAACTGACGGAAGATGCGGCGGGCTGGTTCGAGGATAGAAGTGCCGTACGGTGCATACTTGTCATTTCCTAAAACACGGAAATGTGCAACTTGCCAGTTCTCAAATGTTACTCCACCTGAGTTCCACTGGTACTGTATGTAATTTGGGTTTGTTGAATCCATTCCCTCTAGTCTCTCGATCTCGGGAGTTGGTAGTGCGATCACTGATTGAACCCCGAATTTATCATCGATGTCCAAGAACAAAAAGAAGTCGCCGTACTTGCACATTGTACGAGCCCAGCCAAATAGGTTGTATTTGACATTCAATACATTATCAAACAAAACACGAAGGACTGCTTCTATCTCTTCATTAGCACATTTGACGTTAAGCATTGGACGCAACTCTGAATAAGTCGTCATCTCATCTGCGTAGATGTCCATAGACGATGCTATCTCTGGTGAGTATTCCATCTGATCAAAGTCAATATAACGCTCGGCTCTGCGTTGGTTCGAGATTGCATTTACGGCTATGTTATCTAGGGGACTATACAGAGTCTTTTTAAACTGTTGTCCTGAAATAGATTTAAACCGGGAGGAATATTTATCTAAATGTTGCCGGCGGATACGACGACCCGATTGCGACCTGTAGCTGACGATGGGCCCAGAGAACAGTCGTGTCAGAGCTTTAAAAAGTTCTGATTGATTATTCGCTGGGTTATTGTGATTTTTTCTTCGTGCCATTTACTTTCTCACTTAATGATCCATTTAAATTGATTATAGAGGTTATCTGCATCTCTCATTTTTTTATCTAGGGCGTTATCAGCCTTATAACCATGTTGTCCGCTAATTTGTGTGTTCATAGTTGTTCTTGTAGTTTTAATCGCATTAACAAAAGCTTTCTGATAGTCCATGTCACGCGTACTAACTTGGATCGCATTGTCGCGTACCCAGCATGCTATAGCTAGAGACATGATTAGGTCATCATGATAACCCTTCATTGCTTGCGGCTTGCCATTTTTCCAAATAAAAGTTTTCATTTCAACCACAGTTCGCTTAGAGTACACCTTAATTAGTTTGTTTCTAACGAACTCTTCCAACTTTGCTACAATCAGAGGGCGAGTCTTCGATGTTGTAGTAAAGCCTGGAACAGCGGAGTTCATTGATTCTGCCTGATATTGTTCAATGTATTCATGTGTAGATTTTATTGAATGGTATAAGTTAGGATAACCGAATTCTAGCAACTTGTCAAGTACTGTATAGCCAATATTATTATTTTCTACAACCAACATGGCATCGCCAAACTCTTTCCCGACCTCATTTAAAAGGTTTGCATATAAGTCTGGGGAGATTTTTCCTTGGTATTCTCCAATGAATTCCATAGTTTCCAGCTTTAGCAGCTGAAAGGTGGAGAAGTCGGCGCTGTCGCCGCGTGATACATCAACCGCTATTAAATAATTACAGGAGGGATCATACTCTTCCCAAAGCCAAAAGTTACGATCGAAGCCGGTCTTGTAGATGGGGTCTTTTGTGTTTGCGTTTAACCAGTCCATGGATTTGGCGCCGATGACAGTTTCTCCCGACGAATTAAAGTTACACTCTAGCTCTTGTGCGATTTGGCGCTGAGACATGTTTCTGGTCTCTTTTTCAAACCATGACTGATCGCGATCCGGATGCACATCCCATTTTAGAGTGGTGAGCCGGAAGTTATTTGCGCCGGATTCTGCATCCACACATGTTTTATGAAACCAGTTACCTATCCCGTTCGGGGTAGACAGGGCGATGCATCGACCACCAGTGCTCAACGTTGGATAGAGACCAGTCCATAACTCATCTAATCCGTCAACGTGGGCAGCCTCATCAATAACAAGAAGGGATAGGGCTTCGGAACGACCTGCATCTCCCGACGTTGAGGTTGCCTTAATAAAAGACCCATTTGACAGTTCAAATGAGTTTCGGTTGTCTACTTGAATTGTTGCTATCTTCAGCCAGTCTGGTAGACTTTTTATAATTCCTTTGACTTTTTTGACTAGGTTTCCGGCAGTGGCAAACTTTGTTGCCATAACAAGAATGGCTTTATCTCGGTGGAAAAGCATCATCCATGTTACATAGCCAGCAGTGATTGTTGAGATACCAAGCTGGCGAGCTTTTAGAATAACATTAAACCGATAATCACTAAAATCTCGCAGTAGGTCATCTTGGAAATCAAATGTGTCAAAAAGTATATTCCCTTTATCTGGGTGTGAGATCCTAGCATACGTTTTTAAAAAATAAGATGGATCCTTGCCGGATTTTATAATTTCTTGTATCTGCTGCTTTTTGTCTAGCTTGAAACTCATTCATCTTCTTCGAATTCTACTTCTATTGAGTCAGACATTTCATCGTCCGGTGAGTTTACAGTTGTAGACAAGTCCGCTCCTGCTGCGACAGCTAAATCGTGAATAGCTGCCATGGCTCTTGTAGCCAAACCCTCTACGTCTTCAGATTGAGAGTCCATTCCGTCCATGTGATCATGATGCATCATTGGATCCATTCCCATCTCTTCTCCGCACTCACTCATTGAAATCTCTTCCATAATAATCTGTCTTAATCTTTCTGTGGTGATTTTCATGATTTTGCCTCCGAATCTTTTGGTCGTTCATCGTTCGGGGCTTTATCGCCCCAGCCACCTTGACCCAAAAAGGATTCCCATGACTTTTCAACTTGTGGTTCTGACTCCGAATCAAGCGCAACTGATTCCTCAACTCCGCCGATTAAATAATCTTGCTTTGCAGTAACCCAAGAACGAATTCGTGAAGTGTTTTCTGCGCGCATTGAAGCCTCACCTTGCTTGGTCAAAGAAACAGACGAGCCAGTGATTTTCTTATATTCTTTTTTAAGGAATCCAGCGATGTCTTGTAGTCTTTGTTCGATTTCTGATTCGAAACCTGCTGTGTAAATTTCTTTTAACTGTACTTCCGATTGGTATGTCAGGCACATTACATTTCCGGAGAACTTGACGTTAAATCCGTCCATGACTCTCTTGTCGAGGATAGGGTCGCCTTCTTCGCGTTGCAGCCCTGCTGCAAGTTGTTCGCCCTCTTCGTTAAGTGCTCCATCAAAGGAGTTGGCTGCTGCTTGAGCTAAGCCTTGAACGATTTCATATGTTGTGGCCATTATTATTCTCCTTCTGTCTCTGCTGCGGGTTGCCCCAAAAGCTTATCTAATTCTACGACAAGATGCTGAATCTTTCTGGCGATTGAGCCAGAGGCAATGTTTGTCTTTTTTCCAGCTGCAGAAAGGCGCTGTGCAAGACCGGCGATAATACCGCGCTCTTCGTCGGTAACTCCCCCCTGTCTCATTCCTTTGGTGCCCAGTTCTCGAGCGGCTTGAGTGGCATCGCTGGTGTTCACTGCTTCAAACTCTTCTAAGATTATCTTTCTTAAATCATTTTTGGTTATTTTCATTATTTGGTCTCCAACCTTTCTGCCAACGTTCCTCTCTATCTTCAACATATTGAACATAGCATTTATGACAGCACTCGTATTTTATTAAACAAACATCATCTGTGGTCTTTTTCATAAAAGAAAAACACACCGGGCAATGTTCCAGGGAATCTCTATTAAATAGTTTCTTTGATACCTTTATGCCATTAACATCAATTTTCTCCTGAAAGGTACTATTAATAGCTTCTTTTCTGTATAGCTCCTTCATTTGAGCAAGATATTCTTTCTCTTTGTTTTCGTCCCAATTTGATCTAGGATTCTTGACAGCTTCTTCTCCGTATTTCTCGGCAATTGCCTTCTCGTAGGCAGCAACTTTATTTAGCTTCTCTTTGTCACTCATTGAATAACCTATACGCGCCGTAGGATGCCGCCAGACCGGTCGCAACGCCTCCGACATACCACCACAGCCTATTGTCGGAAGACTGGCGTAGAATGGATTCTTGGAGTTGTTGTATCTCTAAATCTTTTTGTGTTATCATAAGGGTGCTTTCTTCTCTTAAGGCATCGAGAGAAATCTGTAGTTCTCTAATCTCTAGGTCATAGCTAGCAGCTTCGACAGATAGCTCGTATTCCAAGCGTGTTTGGCATGCTAGATTTGCTGTAGATTGTCTTGCAAGAATCGTAGCTAGCGCAGGAGGATCGAATAAGACGCCTTCAAACGGTGCGCACTGTTGTTGACCCAAGAAAGTGAACTTTCCCTCGTCTGCGGCCGCTGGGCTAGATAGCAGCATTAATAGACTAAGGAACATAATCAAATCCATACATCGACTGAATCTCGTCAACCAACGAGGTGGGGTCTTCTGAAAATTGTCTTCCATAATCTTCTCTTCTGCGTTCGATCAACTCTTGGAGCGTATCTTGGCTCTCTAAATAGTCGCTTTCAATCTGCTTAAGCAAGTCGTGATACTCGTTGAGTGTCTCTTCACGTGCTGCTATTTCGCGCTGGTGGATGTCTTTGAGTCCGTCGATTTGAGCCTTGAGGGAGTCCTCTGTGACCTCATAGGCGCGCTGGAGTTGTTTATAGTCA